CGGCTGGTCACCTCGACCGGCCAAATCTCGACCGTGTCACCGGCCTCCGGCTTCGGGTCGTCCCCGGGCTGGAACCCGGACTTGAACCGGGACACGATGAAGTAGCCCTTCTTGCCGCGCACCAGCGTGTCCCACGGGACGTCGCCTGCGGTCTCGTCGTCGCGGTAGAACTCCGCAGAGAACGTCGCGTTGACCGTGCCGGCGATGCTGCGCTCGAATCGCGAGCACAGGTCAGGAACCGGGATCTGGTTACCCTGCGACGATGCGTTGATGCTGGACACGAAGCACGTCCAGTCCTCGGCACTACCGATCCACGCCACGGTGGGCGCGTCCATGTCGGTGGGCGCGGTCTCAGACCACCCGATCCAACTGGTCTCGTTGGGGATTACCCTTGCCATGTCGACTCCTTCGGTGCTGCGTCAGCACAGATACTAACGGGGGTGACTCTCACCCGCACGTTTCATCGCAGGGGCACGCAATACACCTCGAATGCGTCTACCTGCGTCCACAGGTCCGGTTGTACCTGCGATGTCTTGCGCACGCCACCGATAGTCGTGATCGTCGCGTGCACCGCCTTGAACCCCTCGAACTCCACCGGGGTGATCCCGACGATGCGTTTACGCACCCGCCACGCCAACTCGTCGCACGTGTTGCGGCGCACCGCGTACGTGCTCAACGTGTACTGGGCCAGGAAATCCTTCGTGTTCCCGCCGGACACGTTACGGGACATACCCGATGCCGGTCCGGCCTCCAACACGCTGAACGGGATGTGGCTGCCGACATTCGGCGTGCCCTGCGGCCAGCCGCCCTCCTTCGGCGGTTCCCCGTCCCCGATCGGCAAGCCGCTGGCCTGCACGGCGGCGAGCAGCAGATCAGTGAGTTTGCCTCTGTGCATGCTTCTTCGCCTCCTCCACGCCCGCCTGGCGGCCCTTCTCCTGCGCGCGAGCCACCGCACGCCGATCAGCGCCCTGCACCATCACCGTGGCGTTCTGTGCACCTCGCCACACCGCTCGCACGACAACCACCTTGCCGGGGGCGACGTGAGCCAACGAATCAGTTGCCGCGTGGACCGCCGTTTCCACCGCACGCCGACCGGAGGCCGGCGCCGAGTCCCTTTGCCGCGTGAGTTCAATCGTCACATCCTCGAGATCAGCCATCATTCCTCCACGTACGTCCACTCGGCGAACCGGGCCGCGCCAGTCACCATGTGCCGCCGCACCACCGGGAACTGTCCGCCGGACTCCACCGACACCACCCGGAACCAGCGGCCGGTCACCAGCGGGTCAGGGTGATCCAGTACCTCGATCATGTCGTTGGCTTGCGACACCAATGCCTGCCCGCCCACCATCTGTGGGGTGGAAATGTACGTGGTGGAGAACACCTGCTCCTCGCCGGCGTAGTCCATCGGGGCGTCGTTCAGCGAGTACACCCGCCCCGGGCCGGTGTACAGCACCCGCAGCAGCTGCGTGGTCTCCGACGGGTACACCCCGGTGTCATCGACGTACTCCGGGTGCATCTCCATGCGAGAGATCTTTACCAGTGCCTGCATGTTCCGCAGCGCGTAATGCTGCGCAGTGCGTTGCGCGCGGGTGATCGAGTACCCCAGCGTCTTGATCCGGTCAGCCTCGAGCATCAGCCGTCACCGCTGACTGTCGGGTCGATCCACGGAGGTTTCGTCGGGTCGTAGTTGCCGTAATCCGCGCGCCCGACCTCGTAGTTGTCCATGAACCCGATCCCGAAGACCAGCGGTTTGATGCCTGAGTCATGCGTCGGGTCGAACATCACCCCACCGAAGTCGGGGATCGCCCCGGCCGACAAGTCCTCGCGGGCCTGGTCTCGCAGCTTCACCGCCAACTGCTGGTACCGGGCCAGCAGCTCAGAGGCGCCCACACTGACGCCGTCGGCGCTGACGCTGACCTCCCGGGCGAACCGAGCTGCGATCACCTCAGCAGCGATCGATGCCACGAATACCACCGAGAAGTGAATCGGCAGCCACTTGCTCAGCAGGTACTCGATCTCCTCGTCGGCAAGAATCTCGTCAGTCGGGTCAGTGTCCTGGATCCAGAACCGGACCTCGTCCTTCTCCGACGCGCCGGGGCCGTCATAGCTCATCAGCCCGCCGCCTGTTCCGCCGCTTGCCAGTCACCGTGTTCGCCAGATACGTGCCACCGGCAGCGCCCAGCGCGCTGCCAGCACCCACACCCACACCCAGGCGCAAACCCACCGGCAGTGCTTCACGTTTCAACTGATCGGCGAACGTCTTACCCGACTTCTCGCCGATCTCCGTGGAGTACTGGTGCAGATACGGCTCGACGCGCTTAGCGGCTTTCACCGCGCGCCGCCTGGCCCACTTCTTGCCCCATGCCTTCTCCACCGGGGACGAGGCGTAGGCCTGCGCAAGATCACTCAACGATGCCATGTGTGCCTCCTAACGCCGTGTGCCCGGCCCCACCGTGCAGGGCCGGGTCCACAGCACACCCGTAATGGAGGATACGGGAGGTTCGTATCCGCGACATGACTACGCGAGCAGGGCTTCGAGCCACGACACCAGCGTCGCGCGCGGGGTTTCCTTCGCGTTCTCCACGTCAAGAGCCAGCTGCGCGCGAACGTTCGAATCGCCCACCCACGCCTGGATCTCCGCGATCGTCCCGTCCGGGACGTCGTCAGACTCCAACTCGGTACCGGCGAGGTTCTTACGAATCCCCACCGGAACGTGATGCACCTGGCGGCCCGACGCCGTGAACGGGCCACGCGTCGGCTTGATGTACCCGTTCGACAGCAGCGCGTCGAGGTGCTTCAAACCCACCACGATGTCGGTGTCAATCGGGTCGCCCGGTTCGTACGACACACCGGCCAACTTCATCCGTCGCCCGGAGAAGAACGGGCCGATGTTCTGGTATCTCAGACCGGCCATCGCCGCCTCCTAGTGTTAGGCCACAGCGTCAGCGATGAACACACCCATGTCGGGGCACACCACGTGCTGGTCGTAGGTCATCTCCGCTTCGACCCGGTCGGAAGCGATGGGCTCCATCCGGAAGCGCTTGACCCGGATGCCCTGGGCGTTGCCGCCGAGGTACCCGTTCCAGGTGAAGGTGTAACCCGCGGCCGGGGTCTGGATCGACGGAGACGGCGGCGAGTACAGCAGCAGAGCACCCTTACCCGGGGTGATGAAGTCGTACTCAGCGGTCTCCTCCTGAGTGCGGGCGTCCGTAGTCTCCGGTCCCTCACCGATGGTGGCATAGGAGGTGAACAGCCGATCCACACCAAACATCGTCGCGATCAGGTCCTCAGTCACGATGCCGCGCTGGGTGTACTTGATCCGCTCGATCACCGCAGGGTGCTGCTTGAGCGCGGCCATCGTGTACGCACCGAGCACCATCGTGTTCGGGGCCTGGCCGGCCTTCTTGCGGAACTCGATCGTCCACCGGGACATGTCACCGATCGGGTCGGAGTCCGCGTCGTCCCACGCGGTGAAGTCCGTGCCACCGGCATACTCGGTGTCCCACACATCAGCCTTGAAGAACGCCTCGTTCCAGTCCAGGTCCCGCTTGAGCAGCAGCTGGTTGGTGACGAACTCCGTGGCGTCCCGGTCCATGTTGTACACCGAGTCGGCGTTGGAGCGGGTCTGGTCGTCGATGTCCTTGTGCACACCGTAGACGTGGCAGAAGTACTGCCCGTGGTCGGTCTTCCAACCGACACCCTTCGTCTCGGTGCCCGGCGCGCGCTTCTGCGCGTCGGTGCGCCGCCAATCGAGCTTGCTGTACTTGGTGAACAAGTCAGACTGCTTCTTGACTGGCACCTTCGGGAACACCTTGTCAGCGATATACGCCGCCGAGTTCTGAAGGTAGGCGATGCTCACATTGGTCAACGGAACGTTGATGTGGAGATCGCTCTGGGTGGGGCTTGGCATTGGTCTCTACTCCCTTACACCAGTAGTACCGGCACCAGGGACCCTGATGCGGCGTCCTGCAACGCGATACCGATGCCGTCACCGGCCGCGGCAACAGCCGCAGCCCCGCTAGCGTTCGGCCCGACTTCTTCACCAGCGTCGATGGGCTCCCCGGCCACCACATTGCTGATCCCGCGGATGCCCACCGTGGCAGCAGCACCAGCCTGCTGCGGC